ACTGTATCTTAGATAACCTTTATTATCACGTCCTGATGCATAATTGAATAGATTACTATCAACAATAATTGTGTGCTTGTTTGATCTATTATTTACTATTGATCTACGTAGGTTAAGGTGTGGAGTCCTTGCGCTGTCTTCATGCACAAAACCTTGCATAATTGCTACATCACAAGGAACCAAATGCATTTTATCAAATGCTATACCGATATCTTTGTTTTTTTTTACTCCTTCTATGAAGTTTTTTAATATCTCAACTTTGTCAGTGTTACGTAGAGGACTAGGAACGCCTCTTAGATACGCAACAACCTTAATTTGTGTAGTCAATTGTATCAGTCCTTAAATAGTCTTTACCAGTCATGTCTTTATATTCGTCTCTCCATTCAACTGAAAGATGCTGCATATAATAATTATTAAACCAAGGGCCGCCTTCGGTGTAGTGTATTAGTTTCGGCTTACCATCACCTATGTGGTAATGTCCAACTAACCAATTCCATTCATGATGTAGAGAACCTATCTCTTCATCTTTTAACCAACTAAATCTATGGAAGTATGCACCATCTTTTGTTTCATCATTGACTAAATCTTTAGTTAGAATTTTATTGCTAGGGTGTTCGCAATTGAATAGCATTACACTAGACCAATTTTTCCTAGGATATCTAGTTTGTTTCCTACCATCCATTTTAACTGTATGAGTTGGATGAAATTTGTGTTTAACTACCATTACTGCATATTGTTCGTCTGCTAGATCAAATAATTCAGTTATATCAGATTGCAATAACATATCGCAATCTATAAACAAAGCCCATCCTGTGTAGTTTGTCAAAGCTGGAACTAAAAATCTTGTAAATGTAAATTCCGTAGACGCTAGTTGATCTATAGGTCTTGTATACCAACCTTCTTGTTCAAGGAAAGTTTTTATAAGTGGAGTAATATGAGCAGCAGGAGTTCTGCGTTCTATGCTGTGTTTGCATACTTGATATGCTATATCTTCTCTATGATCATATCCAATAAAAATTTTCATCATAAGCTTGCATCCTCCATACCTGCTACTCTAAGTTTCACAATGTTAGTGATTTGCCATTGCTTTTGATCTAATCCTTTTAAAATACCTAGCCATTTATTTCTCAATAGTGCAAATTCATTAACTATTTTTTCAAAATCAACTACATCAACTTCTCCGTCGACATATTTATCAACATCTCTACTTGATAATGCTCGCTGATAATTTTCTAAATATTTTTTGAAAAAAGAACTTCGTAATTTTCTTAGTTCAATATTTAAAAAGTTAAGTATAGCTTCTATTTCTTGCAACTGGTTGAAACGATGTTCTACAATACCCGGAAGCTCTGCTGCAAGTTTTTCTACATTGCCTTTGACCTTGCATTCAATTTTTGCGTCTCTTAACTCAGATTCGAAATGCAAAATAGCATCTGGAATCTTACTAATATCTCTTGCAACTTCGCTATACCAGCCCATTTGTCCTTTTAATAAAAATCTTCATCTTCTTGATTATCTAAGTCTAGATAATAGGAAATTGCAATATCAAGAGTATTGCAATTTCCTAAACTATTTTTTAAAGTATTGTCTGCTGTTCCAAAATCTGCAAGTAATTCTATAAAATGTTCTGCTGCAACTGTTAACTGTTTTTTATCACAGTGTTCTCGGAATAAACTCCAAATTTCAACTATTTGTTGTTCCGTCATCCTCTATAATCTCCTCTTCCATAGATGGAGTATTTATATCTTTTTGTTTTTTCGGATAGTCTTGCATTACCATATCAAGTAATTCTCCAGTCCAGTTTTTTCGATATTCTTTATGCTCGTTGCCGTCACTGTCAATATATCGTAGTCTATTTCCATCCTTGACAAGGTGTCCTTGTTTTTCAAATAGATCTACTAGACCGCTATACGGATTCATACCAGTTTCGTAAGGAATTTTAACTTGTACTCCTTCAAATGGTTTTGCATAACGTGTTTTCATTACCTTACATGCTGCACGGATACCTTGTACTTCTGAAGTTTTATTACCGTCTTCATCTTCTTTTAGTTTGAGTTTTTTCATTGCAACTACAATACTACTTGCATAGATAAAACCTTGTCCGCCTGAAATCTTATCATCTGGATCAAACATATCTTGGCTAGCATATGTATGATTAGTTGCTACAAGTCCTACATTATGACTGCCGAACATGTTTACACAATTCCTTACAAGTGCAGTAAGTGCTTTAGGTTTCCTACCCATATCACCTTTAAGATCACCCTTGCCAAATTGATCAACATCAGTTGGTGTTAGTAACATGCCTAAACTGTCGATAACAAACAATACCTTAGGTTTGTCTTCTCCTTCAAGATTTTTGTAATCATCAATAAAGACTGAGATAGTTTTAGCTACATCATCAATCATACTCATGTTTAATTTAAGTAGCTTTTTTTCGCTTGTATCAACGTTTAAATTCCTAAGCCAGTCTTCATCAAGTGCATTCTCACTGTCGATAAGCACAACAAAAATGTCTTGGTCTTGTGCTGCTTTTACAATGTTACCTGCACAGATATAACTCTTACCTGCACCAGATTCGCCTGCAAATACACTTACTTTACCTAATGGAATGCCTTTGTGAAAATCTCCTGAGATAAGATAATTTAATGCATAGTTGCCAGTTGATATCCAATCAGTTGGATCATTAAAACCAGCACTCATGCCTGTGATAGATTTTGTTAATTGTGTTCTAAATTTACTTGGATCAAATGCTTTTGCCATAATTGTGCCTTAAAAAGTCAGAATGCAAGGAACAATTTGTTCCTTGCTGGTAATGTGTGTTAGTCTGCTTGTCTTGCTCGGATCATTGCAAGGATGTCTTTTGCGTTATCTCCACCTGCACTAGTTTCTGCTACTACAGGTTCGCTTACTGTTACAGTTTCTTCTTTTGTTTCAACTATAGTAGTTGTAGTAGGAGTAGAACTTGCACTAGTATTAGGATCTCCAGTCATTGCAGACATTCCTGCTGGGCGGAAGTATTGACTCCATCGTTCGCTGTCATAAGCTTCTCCGTCAACACTTGCTTCAAACATCTGTTGCATGATTTTAATCTCAACATCAGTTGGCTTCTTAGGAAGGAAATCATTTAAACTAAATAGTCCAAATGAATTAATTGCATGCATCTCTTTGTCGTTTAGTGGACGCTCTCTACGTGCCCAGTTACTTGTTGAATAATCAGCAAATCCACCTTTGGATGTCTTGTTAAGACGGAAGTCAATACCACTTGTATAATCAGTTGGCAATTCTTCCATATCTGGATCCATTAATGCTTGCTTAATAATCTGGAAAATTTGAGGACCAATAATAAATCTGCGGATTGGATTTTCTGGTACTGTTTCTTCTTTTAGTGGATCATCGTTTACAAAGCCTTGGAAAAGATATGAACGTTTTTTCCAATACTTGCGACCCATTTCTTCTAAGCTTGGGTCTTTAAACCAGCCACGTACCTCATTAAGAATGGCACAGCTCTCGCCATACATTTCCATACAAGGGATTTGCACCTGTATTGGTTTACTGTCGGTTTCTCCTTTTACACCTGCAAAAGGAAGTTTGATCATTAATCGCTCACGCCAGAAAAAAGTATTGTTGTTGTCTCCGTCTGGAAGGAACCTAAGAGATGCAGTAGTACCCTCTGCCATGTTCCAAAAGGGATAGATACCGTTATCACCACCGGATGTGTTTCCACCTTGTCTTGATTCTTGTTCTTTGAGTTTTGCTCGAATTTCTGCTAAAGTTGCCATAATATGCCTTTCTATAAATTGTTAAATGTGCCTTAGCTGTTGCCTTAAATGTGTAGCACAAACATATATGCTACACGAGTATTTACCAAATGTCAATAATTAAATTACTGATTTGATAGATTATTTGTGTTCATCTGTGCAGTGTGTGTGCCAGTATGAACTTCCGTGTTGATCGTCATGATCATGATGTTGCCATGAATTGCAATGATCGTGCGCATGCATTCGTGACATATGATGTTGTCTGTGTGGTGTAGTACAAGCTGCGAGTAAAATAGTTACAGCCGCTACAGTAAAAAATAATTTCATAAAACTCCTATTTACATATTTTTTTATAATTTGGATTTTTTTTATTTTTTGGATTTGCACACCAATTTGCATTATCTGCACTTTGCTGTTTTGTTTGAGATTGGCTTTGAGTGCGATTATCTTTACTTTTACCTTTAAACATTTTGCTTGCTCCGCTCAGTACATCATCTACGGCACTTAGAGGATTGTCTAAATCAAAAAGCTCATTTATTTTCATTTTACACCTGCTAATCTCAAAATATCCATACTATCATCAATGTACTTATCTTTAATTTTTCCAAGCTCTTCTTGACTGGCTCCATCTCTTCCGGCTTGTGCAAGTGCCTTCATGCCATCTTTACCATATTTCTTTTTACCTAAGTAATATTGTAAACCTGATTCTTCTACATCGTTTTCATATGTTCGGGTGAATTGTGGATCAACTTCATGTACTTTATCGCCATACATCATTTTAAGTTTATGGAAACGAGAATTGGGCAATACCATAACTTCAGAATTTTCGTCAGCAACTTCTATACTGCCTGCAAATCGTCTGTCATTTTGGATGTCATAATAGTCTTCCATATCTGGTACAACAAAGTAGCGTCTATCACTTTTTGGTTTAGGATCTATCAAATCTTCTTCAACATTTTCTGTTTCTTGCCTATTAAGAGTTTCTGCTGTTCCTTCTGCTTCATGCTGATTATATGCTTTGTGTACAACTTGCTTAGTTTTAGTATCAAATACTTTCCATTCTCCGTTAGCTGATTGTACAGCCTTAAATCGCATAGGCGTTTCGCTGAGTATACCGTCTGCATCAGTGTCATAACCACTATATTCTCTGAATTTCTGATTTATAGCTTCAATAAATTGCTTGGCAGGATTGATCAAATTTTCTCCATAATCTTTTTCTATAGCAGTTAAAACAGCAGTTTCTCCCTTAGGAAATTGACCTGTTTCTCTATCAAACATGCTTAATATAAATTCAGTAATTGGTAATTTTTTTTCTATTTTAATATCTGGCTCATTTGAATCTGGATGAGGTATAGAATCGCCTTTCTTTTTGCCGTTCATCTTAGCTTGTCTTACTGCATGTACATACGCATTGCCATCATGTATTTCACTATCTAATGCATTTTCTACTGTTTCTTCAGCCCAATCCTCAAATTCTGTAAAAATATCCTCATGTTTATCATCAGTTTCATTTGCACTTTCATTTGACACTTCGTCTATAATATTGTCAGGTGTAATTTTTTTAGCTTGTTTTTCACTAATTAATTTATAAATGTAAGGAAAAACTTCTTGTAATTCTTCGTTGAACTGTTTAATTGTTAATTGGTCAATCCAATTTTCTGCAACATCTTGTGGAACTTCTTGTAAGTCTTCGTTACTGAAATTTTCTACCATTTCTCGATATCTATTTTCTTTTTGAATACTTTCAATAGTTTTCTTTACTGTTACAATACGCTCGCTTACAATGTCTGCATATTCAGATAAGCCTTCTGCCATTACATTTGATCTACTTACATAATTTTTGAATTTTTTTAATTTACCTAACTCTTCACTGAGACTTACAATATGTTTTCCGAAATCATCGTGCATTGTGCCACCTTCTGATATGTGTCTAGCCATTGCTCGAGCACCATTTAAATGTTTAATCGGATATTTAAATCTCTCGCCTTCTGCGTTTTCAACATAGATATTTTCAATATATTGTGTGCGGCCACTTGCTAGATTATTATTAACTGGTTGCGAATGCTTAATGCTTAATCTTGCAGCGCCTATATCTTGGTAACTTGTTTTGCTAGTTCCATAAAGTCGTGATTCTGTCATTGCTCCTTCTCCGGCGTTTTTTGCTAAAAATTGATAATCTCGTCTATCTAAATTGCTTTTTGTTATATCTCTAACATCAAATGTCAGTAAACGTTTTTTTGAAAAATTTCTTAATTCTCTTAGAAAAGCATACCAATTTTTCTTTGTTGTTGTGGTTTGATTTTCAACAAAATTCTGTGCATACATTATATTTAAACTTGTTTCATCTAACGAAATGCTTACGTTTCCTAATACATTGTTGTTATCTTTAAATTCAAAATCAAAAAATCTTGCTTCTGTAGGATTATTTGTGACCATCCCTTCTTGATTTCCTAAAGTTACTGAAGGAAACTTACTCCTGATTTTATTGAAAAGTTCTTCGCCTATAAAATTAATGTTCTTTTCCATAATTGTATTTATCAATAATTGGTACTTACAAAGATAGGCATAGGTGCCTGATAATCTTCTTCTTCGTCCATACTCTTAAATGAGTTATATATCCTAGGATCCCAGTCTCGCAATACACTAATAATTCTTAAACATAATAATAATGCGCTAACTAAATCGTCGCTTTCTTCTAACTTTCCCCTATATGTTGTACCGACTGCAACAAAATTTTTAAGCTCGCTTATTAGAGCTGCACTATTAATGTGTAATTTATCATTTTCTATCATTACTTTTAATTTGCTACATGCTGTAAGCTTACTGCTATGTGTGGTATTAAACCCTTTGCGGAATTTTCTTACGTGGCCTTTTCGCATCGGTTCACTTAGAAATAATCCCGGAATGTTTTCTTCTCCGAAATCATTTATTACCAATAATGCAGCTTCGCCAATAGCATTATTTTCTACACTCCAGTAAATTCCTGTAGGATTATTTAAACTTTTTGCAATGTAATCACATATATCTTTTAACACCCTTATTTGCCCTGGTATAGCAGTTGTGTTATGCCGCCATTCTCCTATCTGTCGGTAAGTTGGTAATTCAATGACTTGTATAGCAGCAAAGTCTCCTCCTGTTCCCATGCTAGGATCTAAACCAACTACATATGTTGCATCTGGTTTTATTTTTTCATACCATCTAGTTTGCCCCATGTTTACTAGAACATTCTTAGACTGCATGTTAGCAAGGGTAATACTGTTAATCAATGTTTCGTCATAGACTAAAAATTCGCAGCCATATTCCCTTCGGAATCTTTCTTCTCCAATACGACCCATTTCAGCTTCGCGCCACTCTTCATCACGATCAGGATGCTCATCCCAATGCACTGTAAAGCTATGAAATCCGTTTATACCCAATTCTTGTTCATTGCCGTGATCGTCAAATTTTTGCTCGGCTTGTTTCCAAATCGTTGCAAATGTATCTTCATCTGAATTAGGTGTGCTTGTAATAATAGCTCTACCACCTGTTGCAAGTGTAGGAGAAATAGATGTCCAAAATTCTTCTGCTATATTTGGTGCAACAAAAGCAAACTCATCGCAATACAATAATGATATACTCATACCTCTACCGGTATTATCAGTTGTTGTAGCACTTACAATACGGCTTCCATTTTCAAATTCTATGCTACCTTTATTATAACTTGTAACTCCAGCACGGATGTAATCAGGGCAGCATTCATAAACATACCTCACTCTTTGCATAATTTCTTGTGCGCCAGTATACTTATGAGCAGCAATAAGGATTGTTTGATCAGGATTAAACATCGCAAACCATGTGAGATATATAGCCGCACAAGTTGTTTTTCCTGTTTGCCGTGGTAGCATATTGATATTAAATCTATGATTATGATATGTATTGAATAATCTTACCTGATAATCATAGGGATCAAATTGCAACTTTCCTTTAACAGGATGTTGTATAAATGCAAAGTTTTTTGAAAAATATAAATATCCGTCTTGAGGATCCATGCATTTCATAAGATCCTCAATTTGTTCGTTGGTGTAAGTTTCAGTTTGATTTGCTTTTTTAGTGATTACACCGTCAAGCGATTTACTCATAATTGATTATTTTTTTATAAACCTGCTAAAGTTTGTAAATCATTTACTTCAGTTGTAGCAACGATTTTCCTTTTCTGATTTATTCCCGCAAGAGATTTCATTTCTTCTACTTGTTTATCATCTACATTTTCATCATCGAATAAACCGCCAAGGAAGCCTTTTTTCTTAGGAAATTCTCCACCATTTGCTTGTCTAATTTTATCAAGTAAAGCATCTGCTGCTTTATCAGCATATGGCATACAATAGTCTGTTATTTTCAACAATTTTTTTGCCATAAATGCAGCATATTGCCAAGGACGTTCTTTATCTTGAAAACCCATTTCTAATTTTTTTTGTAATTTTTGTTCTGATTCTCGTGAATATCCTTCTCCCGGAGGACAAGGCATCCCTTTCATACTTGGTGGTTTTTCCGTAGACATATTACTTCCAACACTATTGTCTGGATTTTTTGGAATGTCTAATTCTGTGAAGTATTTTTCTTCTAAAGATTTTCTAAGTTTATTTATGTAGGTTTCTGTAGTCACAGATGGATCTTTTACTTTAATAGCAGCAATATCTTTTTTTCTGTTTATTCCACCTGACAGATCGTTTAACATATACGAATCATCTTGATACTCTTCATCAGGTGAATTGACCCATTCTTCTTCAACAGATTCTCCGCACGATGATCCATCTGCATGCATAGCTCCGCATCCACATGGGCTAGGCTCTGGCTGGAACATTCCCATAGATGCTACAGGTTTTGCATCTTCCATTCCAGCATTTCTCAAAAGTGCCATTAGCTCTGCAACTTCCTGACTTGTATTGCCTGTCATAGACACATTCATACTTGCTTCATTTATCATTTTACTTTCCTTATTTTTAAAATCTTTACTTGAGGTCATTGTTTGCGAATAGCTATCAAATGAATCTTTAGATTTTTTTATAGGTTTCATTGTGTTAGAATAACTCTTTCCAAATTTTGATCCCGCTTTGCCTGCATTTGTTTGATTTTGTTTTGCAGGACTATTTGTTTTTCCTTTTAACAACGGTGTGCCATTTTTAGTAAGCCATGCCGATAACAATTTATACTTGTCTCCGAATCTAGCATCAATAATCAATTTAGGGGGAATCTTTGGTTTAGGATTTACACCGTCAGGTGCGTACCTTATGTTGATACCTCCGTCTGTCGGAGATCTGTCAATCACATAAGGAAAAACTTTTTTATTGTTTACAGTTTTAGGTCTGCTTATAGATAGTAACCATTTAATTGCAGGATCTGATCCATCTAACGGTATACTCACATATTGAGCATTACTATTTCCTACTGCACTAGATTTGCCAACTGCTGGTTTATCAGTATTTGGCTTAGTTCCTAATTTATTAGTTGCTGGGTTTTCCGGCGATATATCAAGAGGTTTCCCGTCACCTGGCTTTTTTAATTTCATGTTATTATTAAATGGATGACCAGGAACGCCTTTTTGAAGTGGTTGACTAGGTTCTTTATCATAAGTATATTTTTTTTCAGGCGGCTCTTTTAATTCAGCACTTGGAGGATTTGGGTCTAACTCGTCTTTTTTACTTTTGTCAACGCCAAATTCATCTGCTAAATCGTCTGGTAGTAATCCACCATCGTATTGTAATTGCGCTATATCTCTGTGTTTCTTTGGATCAAAATCCTGAGTAACATGCTGGCCCTGTGGCATCAGTTCTGGATTGTTTTTTGATTTTTGGGTTTTTTGAGTTGCTACAAAAGATACTTGTCGATTTTGAAACGTTCCCGGTTCTAAGTGAATCAGTCCTCTAATTCCACCTAGTTCCTTTGCAAGCATTCCGTAAAATTGATTTAGTTTAGACGAGTCAGTATAAAATTTCCAATCTACACTCACATCTTTGGCTTGCTCAATAGCATTCCTTAAATTATCAAGTGTAGGCTTTTTTTTAAAATTACTTATTATTTTTGAAAATATTCCGTAATTTCCTTCATCTTTTTCTAATAGTAAAAAAATTTCCTTAACGCTTTGCATTATTTTTCTTTCTTGATGCCCTTTGTAGGATCAAACTCATTTTCTTTTTTTGCTGTCTCTAATTCTTTTAATAAATCCATTACCCTATTTTGACCTACTTTGTCTTGGGCAGATTCACTTTCTAATTCTTCTTTTGTTAAAAGAGTTTGATATTCTGTATTAGGTTTTTCTTCTTGATATTTTTCAGTTTCGTCATTTTCTCCACGTACCTTAAGATGACTAGCAGGATAGTCTGTATTAAGAGTTAAATAACTTTCAAGAACATGGCTAGTTGTTGGATAACTTACTTCTGCATCAAAAGTTGTTACTTCGCAATTTGTAAGCTGTGGAAAGTCTAAAGGTCTTTCTGTGATAGGTGTTGTTTTACCTTTAGAAAAACTCACAACTTCGTACTTATTGAGGGCAGTTTCTAATTTATCTACAAATCCTTCTGGTAATTCGCCAGCTGCACGAATTTTAAATTTATAAGTTTTTTTTGATTCTGTTAAAAGTTCTTTGAGTGATTTCATTGCAATAATCCTAGTTTTATCTATTTATCCATATTTTTTAGTTTTTCTAATAGACTGTTACGATCTGTAACTAAATACCCCTCGCCCTGTACAACATTATTCTCTGTTGTAGATTCTTTATCTAACTTTTCTTTTTTTAATTGGAGTTCTACCATCTTTAGTTTTTTATCTAGTTTTGCAACTTTACTATCTAGATTTGTTTTTAACATTTGTCCTGCTACTTCAAAGATCCTACCACTGTATCTAGCTTCTACGTTCATTCCTAAATCCATTAAATCTTCATAGGCTGCCATAGATTTTTCAGATACTTCGTCAAGCTCAATGTCACCCAAATCACCAAGTCCATTTACTTTAGGCAAGGCTGCAGCAATTTTGTCAAATTCTTCTATCTGTTCTAAAGTATGCGATTGGACAGGTATACTTTTTTGTTTCTTGTTTTTTTTACTATCTTGGTCAATAATTTCTTTTGATTCTGGCAGGTTTAGTAACTCTTCTAATTTTTTTGTCATGGTAAATACTCTAATAAATACTATTTATTTTTACCGCTTTTTACCATAGTGAAAAATGTCATTTTCAGTAATAACTCTAAAAAGGATACCTTGAGGTTTGCACCACGCTTTAGCCGCATTCCATTTTGCTTGATTCAGTGCATAATGTGCTTGATTGTTACGACTCCTACCAATTTTTTCTTGTATTGCTTGATTCGCGGGTTTCACCTCAATTAATTCTGTTCTTATTTTACCTGTTTTATCACTAAACTGTATTAGGAAATCTGGTACGTAGATTGTCTTTTTGCCTGTTAAAGGATTTATATATGGTATTTTAATCCCTTCAGAAACCCATTGCGTTATACTAGGATGTTCGTCGCAAAAACGCATCATAGTAAATTCCCAGCTGCTTCTATATAACGGAGTGCTTCCGCCTATATATTTTTCAGGATTTTTGCAGCGAAATCTGCCTTGAGCAAAACGTGCCATTTTAAGTTACAGTAATTGGTCCATTCATTCCTGAATGATTTACACAATTATAATGGAATGAGCCACTGCTTGGAATCGTCCAATCGATGTTACCACTATACGCACCATTATTAACCACACCGCCTGCTTGGTTGCCTGTTCCTGTGCTATTCATAGTTTTAACATACATTGAATGCATTGAGGATACATTCATAGCAAACCTTACCTTGTCTCCGTTAGCAAAAGTTAATGAAGGATCTGTACCACTTACACTTCCGTTTGCGTCTGTTCCTGACATAGTATAGTTATTACTATCTAGAGCTGTAACATTAATTGTGTAATCAGGTGTAAATGTCGGGGTCTGACTAGTGTCATTAATAGTAATATTTTGTGTTTGAGCTACGATTGTACCACTTGTGCTTCCTGTCCTGACCTGCGCTTGGAAAGTTTCTGCAACTGCTTCTGTTGTTGCATCTGCATCTGGTTGCACAGAAAAAGAGCCTGTATTTGAAGTAATTGTAAAACTTCCACTTGAAGTAGTAAAATCGCCTGCATTTGTCACTGTCCAATATAAGGTAGTTGCATCATCTACATTTGTTGTAGTGACATTCATTAACAATGTTGTTCCTTCATCAACATCAGTTGCATTATTTTGAGGAACAACTGAGTATGTAGGATCAGCAGTGAGGCTTGTATCATTAATAGTTATTGATGATGATGTTACAACAATTGTACCTCCTACACTATCAGTCCTAATTTGTGCTTCAAATGTTTCTGCACCTTCTGTAGTTGTATCTGCTGTAGGTAACACACTGAATGATCCTGCATTTGCTGTAATTGTAAAACTACCTGACGAAGTTGCAAAATCTCCTGCATTAGTTAAGGTATAATACAAAGTAGTTGCATCAGCGACATTTGTTGTAGTAACATTAAAAGTCAACGAACTACCTTCGTCTATACTTGTTACGTTGCCAGCGGTAGCTATATTATACGATGGACCTGGAGTTTGACTTGTATCATTTATAGTAATAGAGTTAGATGTAGCAACAACAGTACCTGATACACTTCCAGTCCTTACACTTACGGTAAAGGTTTCTGCGCCTTCTGTAGTCGCATCTGATGTAGGAGTGATATCAATCGTTCCTGCATTACTTGTGATGTTAAAAGAACCTGTTGAAGTAGCAAAATCACCAGCATTGCTAACACTCCAGTACAAAGTCGTACCGTCAGTTACATTACTTGTTGCAACATCAAATGTCAGAGTGCTACCTTCATTTACACTTGTAGCTCCACCTTGGGCTGTTACAGAATATGTTGGAGTATTACTTGCTGAAACAACAATATCGCCTGTCATACTATTATGGGTTGTGCAGTAATAATAATATGTGCCTGCAGATTGTGGATTAAATTGCACACCGCCATTTTCGGTTAATAGACAATTTGCTGATATTGGTCCAGCACTTGTTGCAGAAATAATGATAGGATGTGTAGCATATCTAGGATTAACAATGCTTAACACATCATTCACAACCATATTAATTGTATAATTTTGTTGTCCAGTAAAATAACCGTTTGTGTCTTGACCTGTAAGAGTTATGTAACTACTTGCTGAGCTTGCACTATGTACATATACTTTATGCCAATCGCCTATTTCTAGTTTTTTTGTTCTTGTTTGGAGCTTTACTCTAGGAAAAACCAGTCCTGATTCTTCTCTTTTATTATTTAATACTGAAAGAGATGTGCCTGATGTTGTTCGTTGTTGAACATGATATAAATATCTATTTGCTTCTCCACTTTCATTAACTAAGTCATAGTATCCGTCTAGATCTAATCCTCCGTCATACATTTGATCTTTCTTAGATCCTGGTCCATGGAACCAATCCCGGACTTCTTCTTGTGTCATACTTGATTGAGTTTCAAGCAAGCAAGCTATTACACCTGTCATTTGTGGACTAGACATACTTGTGCCTTGATATTTTCCTACTACGAAGTTATTATCCCTTGGATCAGCATATTTTGTTGTATCAGTATCGTCTCCAGTTTGGTGTAAACTTGATGCGATAGCCATGCCTGGTGCATAGCAATCGATAGCAGATCCTTTTGCACTAAAATAAGCCTTCCGATCATTACCATAATAATCAGCAGCTCCGGATATGATCGCTCCACCCATTCTTTTATGATCGCCTCTACAATAGAAGTAATCAGTACCATTACTTGTTGTGAGTTTATTATTATAATCAGCTTCAGATGGCAGAGCATAAATTTCATTATCATTACCACCAGATCCTATCATTATAACTCCGGCAGCTAACATATCTTGGATATCTGTTATTTCGCTATTATCTATCTCAGGCGTCCGTATCAATGTTCCATCTATCGAGCCATTAAGACCGTAACTCCTTAATTGGGTAGAAGTTAATGATGATGCATCATTAGTTACAACCGTTCCTCTAAATGTTATAGATGCATTAGTCATATCCCTCCACCACGAGGACCCGTAACTTGAATTTATTATAGTAGGATTTTTCTTTCCGGTAATTGGATTTATAGGTTTTGTTTCGTGGAATTCTTGGATAAAATTATACTTGTACTGATAAAATAAAAAATTGTTTATTCCACCTGAATAAGGACTTATGTTGTAGATAGTTGCACTTTTTGCCCAACCTTGTGTGTTTCCTGCAACAGTTCCGGCAACATGCATTCCATGATCTGCTCCGTAAATCGTACTGTTTGTATCGCCATATAAATAATGGTTAATACCAGGAACCACTTGATCGTCTGCTATTCCAAATATGTTTCTAGAAAAAACATCCCAGTCAAGTTTTACAAACCTTATAATACCTGTTCCATCTGCGTTTGTTGTAAATTCAGGATGATTTGGATTAATTAATCCGTCTACTATAATAACATCAACATGATTG